ATGGGTATTATTGAAAATATAATAAACCAAGTTTTGGAAAAATCTGGACATAATGAAAAAATGAGGCAAATACGAGCTGAAAGAGATTTGTTGTGGATTGTTTTTTCTCAAACAAAAGAAGCTGAAAAAGAGTTTAACAAAAATAATAAAAAGTTAAACGAGTCAATTTCAACCAATTAAAAAATAAATAAGGAGTGAAAAAAATATGAAAACAAGTGATGAATATTATATTTGTCATAATTGTAAAATAAGATTTACTAATGGTGATTTTATAGAAGAAGGTGCTCCTATTAGTGGGGTTTATTTTGTGAGCCCTTGCTGTAAAAAAGATATTCAGTTTTATGATTTTATAGAACGAAAAGAAGAGAATGTTGTTGTTAAGGTGATAAGAAAAATGGAAATGGAAAAATTTTTAAAAATTATTAACGCAGAATACCCGAGATTAACAGAGGAATATCTCGACAAAATGAGTAGATATACTTTATATCATGTTATTTTGGTGTTTATTTTTCAGACTGGTATTGATGATTATGAGGGTTTTTTAGAAGAAACTCTGTTTTATCAAGAACTTTCAACCAATTTAAAAAATAAGTAAGGAGTGAAAAATATGAAAACAAATGTATTAAGAAACAAAGAAACACAAGAAGAAATGAAAACCAAAGAAGGCGTAGTAATGGTAGAACACCGATTCGAAAAAGGCGACGAATTTATACCAAAATACAACGCGGTAATAGTAGACAATAAAAAAGTCTTAGTTCGTGGTAAGGAGCAAGAAATTGAAAACTACTACGTAAAAGCGGAAGTTAGAAACAACGAGAAAAACGAGAAATCAAGCGAAGACGGAGAATTCATAACCTTAACGCCAACCCAGAAAAAATATTTGGACAGAATTAAAAACGATGGGGTTATGATTAATCAAGAAGTATTCGTAGCTTATGAGTATGAACACGAAAAATACGGTTTACAAGTTGGTATTAAACTTAAAAGTGAAAGCGTTCCAGCAAAGACTTTTAAGGACTTTGAATAAATAAAAATGAAACGTTCAGAACATAATGAGAACAAAAAGTTCTCAGATGTAAAAAATTCAAAGAATTTTATACAATTAGAAGAAATGATTAAGAAACGTGAAGAATATAATACAAGAATAAACAAGTTTATACTTGAAACTTTTAATGCTCTAGGTTTTATTTTTATATTTACCTTTAGTGTTATTGGTTTGTTGTTCGTTTTAGTATTGTCTTCTGTTGGTGTTATTGAGTCTTTAATATTAAGCGTTTCTATTGTTATTGTTATGTTTGCTTTTATGAACGCAAAAAGACTATAAATTTTGTTCAATAGCAATGTGTTTCGTTTAACCTTTTTTTATTAATTCTTTCGCAGTTAAAATCATGTGTTGAACCGACGTTCACGGTTGTTATTCTTTTACTTGTGTTTAGTCTTTGGGGGTTATCGTAATCTATAATGGGTCTGTTATCATCGTTTTTTACATCGTTTTTAGGTGATTCTAGGGTTTCTTCTGTGTTTCCTGACTCGTATGTGGCCATTATGAAAACAACGCTTAAAAGGACTACCATTAAGCCTAAAACTACGGGTTTTGGTGTCATCTTATGACCTCTTTCCTTATTGGTTCTTTCTTCTTCTTTTTGGTGTTGTTGCTTTTCTTAATCTCGTTAGTATCATAAAACCCGAAAACTTGTTCGGGGTTGTAAATAACCGCTCTTGATTTTATGAACCCGAAATCTTCTTCGCTCGTCATGTCAAAATACTCTGCTTTAACTATGGGGTATCGAAAATCAATTCTAGGCTTGACTATTACGTCTACGTGTTCCCTGAACCTTTTGTCGGTCGTCCCTGTGAACTGAGTCGTTGCGAGTAATACTATTCTTTTCTTTCTTATTTGTTGTATGAAATAGCTAAAATTTAGGTTGTCCCCTTTCATACTTCTCCTACTATCGATAATTGTTTGTATCTCGTCAAGTAATATTACGCAGTCGCTTATATTATCATTTTCGGGCAAACCTAGAATATCATCGTTGGTTAACTTCTTGTATGGTATGCTAATATCAAAATTACTGTAAATAGTCCAACCTCTTTTATAGAAGTTTATAGCGTCTTTTACCATTGTGAGGGTTTTTCCCGCTCCCCGTCTTCCTTTGTATAATACTATCATTTAGTAACACCTTATTTTTTTATTAATCCGCCTAAGCTCTCGCCTAAACCCTGAGCGAACTCGTCTTTCTTTGATTTGTTCACGTCTACAAATTCAGCCCTGCTTTTTCTTTCTAAACTTATTAGTAAACGCATATATTTTTCATAGTAAACTTTAAACACTCTCTTTAAACCTTTACTTACTAAAAACTCGTCTGTGACGTATAAAGCACTTATTCTTTTTATGTCTTCTCTGCTTAAATCTGTTTTCGTGTCAAGGTCTATGTCGTCAACTTCGAATAACTCACTAAACGTTGGTTTTTGATTTCCTGAGTCTTCTATGTATTCGTCGATTGGGTTTGTTAGTCTTTTGTTTTCTGTCATTAAAATCCTCCTGTGAAATACATTATCCCTGCGACTAATATAACCGCTCCGATGATTAAGTGTTCTCGTTTGATTCCGTCAAACATCCCTGTTTTTACTTTGTTTAATGCTCTGATGTGTTCCATTTCTAGTATTTCGTTAAATACGTCTGTCGCGATTCTTACGTCCCTATCATACATTTTATCGTTTATTGTTAGTGGTTCGGGGTTTTTGTATTCGTATAAAATAAAACTTTTATTGTTAAATTTTATGTAAGGTTTCTTGCTTACGATGTATGTATCTTTCTCTACGACGAATTTTTTATCTGAGGGGTTTATTTTTATTATTGTTTTTTGTTCTTCGTTGTTATTTAGTATTATTGCGTAGGTTTCTTTTTTCTTTTCTTTTAATAAGAAGTATATATTCACCGCTATGCTTATGACGTTTAGTGTTCCTAGTATTATTAGTGTTGTGTTCATTTTTTATTTACCTAGTTTACTTTTTATTTTGTTTATTCTTTCAAATAAAGCGTTTATTTTTTCTATGTGTTTTTGTTGTTGTTCTTTTGTGACTAATCCTTTTTGGACTCCTTCTTCTATTTTGTCGACTACTTCTTCTAGGACGTCGAAAGATCTTAAGGGGTTTCTTATGATTTTGTTTTCTATCTTTTTTAGTTCTAGTAGGAATTGTCTTTTCTTTTGTTCTTCTGGTGTTAGTTCTTTCTTTTTGAATAACTCGCTTATTTTAGCCATTTCTTTAATCCTCGTATTGTTTCGTTTATTTTTTTGTATCGTATTTGTTTTATCTTATTTTTTAGTTCTTTGTTCTGTTCTTGTAGTTCGCTTTTTTCTTTTAAGAAATAATATTTGTCGTTTAGCGTTTTGTTTTCTTGTTTGAGTCTTTCTAATTCTTCCAT